GTATATATATATAAATTAGTTAAAAGAATAGATATAGAGGTCATCTGGAGGATGATCTACTAACATTACGCACACCTGGCCTGCCTAAAAAAGAGGCACAGTGAGAATCGAGTGTGTTATTTCCCCCGGCAACTGCCGGAAGAACCCCTGCCGGACTGCAGAAAAATCTGCAAAACATAGGGTAATCCCTTGCATTGTCGTCAGCAAAAGATTTATAATCACCACTAGCTAGTGGTGATTATCCAGAAAACAGGATGACAAAGCGCACTACATAGCCCAGCGCGCTGGGCTACATGGTTCACTCTGGCTCAGCTCTGCGACGTAGCCAACGCTGCCGCTTCAATGCGAGCTTGCTCAGCAGCTTCCTCCAAACGCGCAGCCTCGGCGTCGAGCATGGCTTGCAAAGCCACGGCGTACAGGCGCTTCTCGCCCTTGAGTTCTTTGCCGGCCGTCACAGCCAAGATGGCCTTGGCGTACTGGTGCGATGTGGCCTTGTTGGGGCTGCCCACCTCGAACAGTTCGAGCTGGAACTTCCCATCGCCCAGCTTTTCGATGAAGTACAGCGCATCAGGCTCGGCACCCTTGCCCTTCTTGAAGGACACATTGGGGGCGGACTTGATCGCGCTCACAGGGAATACGCGGGTGACTTCGCGCATCAGGTGGCGAAAGTTGTTGTTCTCGATCATGGTGACGATGGCCAGCTGAGCCAGCTTGGCACGCTCAGCCGCATTGCCGGACGTGATGACGCCCAGAATGCCGCGATACGAAGTCTTGCCAGTCTTGCTGGTGCGGGCCACGGCGAAGTCGGCGGACAGGGTCAGTTCGTTTGTCATGGTGGGTTCTCCGAATGAATTAGCTACAGTCAGAGCACGGCGAATCCATGCGCTGACCATAACCCCCTCCTGCGTTTACCAGGCGCAGTTCCACCATGCCGCACAAAGCGGTTTAGGTGACGCGAGGGAATCATGGCGTGCATATCCTCACGACCATATGCAAGGGCCGGGGCAGTTAACACGCAAAGCGCGATAGCCCAATGTTCGATTTTTAACGAGCGACACCTACTCCTCGATAGGCGTAGTAATCCAATGGCATCCTCTCGGAGCTGCGCCTCTCGGCACTGGAATTCCACGCCACACGAATCACCGTGGGCCGGGGCTGAGATCAGCCCTCACTGTAGGGTGGCTGTCAACCCCCCTACACCATAGGTTTCGCGTCAACCTCGGGGTGCCCGGGGGGACTGGACCACTTGGTGCGAGGCCCGCCCCCACCCCTTATCTCCACGTGCGCACCGCCAGCCAGGTCAAACTGAAAGTTAAATATCTAACTTTGCACCCACAGAAAACCCCCCAGCTCAAAAATTTCCCGGCCGGAAAAAGCAGCGGTGTTAAATATCGAACATTTGATGCTCTAACCTGTTAGTGTTAATCTACGGTGCCCAGAGCACCAAGCATGTCAAACCAACCGGCCCTTCAAACCACCATTGCCGACGCAAAGGCCCTGATTCAGCGAACCGCCGCTGAGCACCTGCGCGCCGACTTCAATGACTACCGTACATCGGTGCTTACCGACGGCGGCCCAGAAGACATGCGGAAATTGGTGGAGCTGGAGATTCGCCTCATCGGTGCCGAGGCGGACAAGAAGGGTGACGGGTTCGGCAACCTGCCGGTCTTCAACTTCATCATCCACCGTGGGGATCAGCCTACAGAGATCACACCGAGCGCGCGCCGCGAGCCGGCCGCTGATGTTGTCGATGTGGAGCCCATCGAGCAGGTGCAGCAGCTGCAGCTTGAGGAGCCGACAGAGCCCATGGTTCTGACCACCACCCACCCCGTCCCCGAGCAGAAGCTCGGTCAGCTGCTGAGCGACCTGGAAGGTCTGTTCGGCCCGGACGAAACCGGAGAACTCCAGTGAATCACATCCCATCGCCCGACACGTCTGATGCCGGTATCGAGCGCCTGATCCAGGCCAAAGGTAAGACGGCTCCACGGGTCACCCCAGCGGACATCGCTGCCAACATCGTTGATACCGAGATCGTCAAGCATGTGAGCCAAGGTGGCCAGGTGCTGCGCTGGGCAGTCCTCACAACCCGCAACGGATTCGCCGTGGTCGGCCGCCCGTCGGTCAGCGTGTCACCGGAGAACGACGACGCCGAGGTCGGTGTGGCTGTTGCCATCAGCAACGCGAAAAACGAACTGTGGCCCCTCATGGGCTACGAGCTGCGCAGCAAGCTGTCGGAAACCAAGACCGTGACCAAGCGCTACGACTGGCGCGCCGTGCAACGGTTCGACGTGCAGGACGACATGCTGACAGCACGACTTAGCTACCGGGTCGTGATGGTGGACGGAGCGCAGTTCACCGGAACCGTTGATCTGGGCCCAGAGGCCGAAGTCCGCGAGCGAATCCTCGAACAGTGCAACACACCAAAGGAGTGAGCATGCTTCCACACCAAGAACGCGTCGTCACCGAGCGCGCTGAGTTGTCTGAAAAGATCAACAAGCTGCTCACCTTCCTGACCACTGACACTTTCAAGTCGCTCCCCGAGCGCGAGCAGTATTTGCTCAACCGCCAGGTGTCCCACATGGGGTTCTACCTTGACGCCCTGGACGAGCGCATTGCGCTGTTCAACCAACCAGCAGAACCCGACTTCCTGGCCGGCTCCAAAGCCTGCGACCTGTCCGGCGACGGCACCTGCGAGGCATGCCAGTGAAAAAGCCCGTGTGGTGCGACCGGCGCATCATCGTCAACCCCTTCCACATGGGGGTATGCCTCACCGAGGAGGCGTTCTGGCGCGCGATGAACCACATGAAGATTCCTGTGGGGGACCGTCCGCCGTTCATCTCCACCCCACAGGCCCACGCGACCCTCCACACCTTTAGTCACACGAGCGGCAAGCAGGTTGCCCTGCTGTGCATGCGCGACTGGGAGGGACGCAACCCCATCGAGGTGGCCGGCCTGATCGTCCACGAAGCAGTCCACCTGTGGCAGCAGGTGCGCGAGTACATCGGCGAGAAGAACCCCTCATCTGAGTTCGAGGCGTATTCGGTCCAGACCATCGCCCAGGACCTGATGCAGGGCTTCGTTGACGCACAGAAATGCTGAACTACAAACCGTCCCCGACCGGGGACAAGTTCCTCAAGTCCTCCGCGTTCTTGAAGCTCATCATGGGCCCAGTCGGCGGCGGCAAGTCCACGGTGGCACTGATGGACCTGGTGGGGCGCGCCGTTGACCAGGCTCCGTTCAACAACATCCGGCGCACGAAGTTCATCATCCTGCGCAACACGATCGCGCAGCTCAGGGCCACCGTGAAGCCCATGATGGACACCTGGTTCGTCACGATGACCAAGGGGACCATGGGCTCATGGCGCCTTTCGGACAACGTGTTCGAGGCCAAGTTCCGCCTTCCTGACGGGACGATCGTGCAAAGCGAGTTCGTGCTGATGGCGGCCGACACGCCTGACGACGTGCGCCGCCTGCTGTCGCTGGAGGCCAGCGCCGCCTGGGTGGAAGAATGCCGTGAGGTTGACCCCGAGGTGTTCGCCGGTCTGCAGGGTCGTGTGAACCGGTTCCCATCGAAGATCGCCGGGGGTGTGACTTATCCTGGCGTGATCTGCTCGACCAATCCACCACCGACCGGTGGGTTCTGGCACAAGTTCATCGTGAACGAGGAGAAGGGCAAGGAGATTTTCATCCAGCCCCCTGCCCTGCTGGACGACGGGTCACTCAACCCAGACGCCGAGAACCTGGAGAACCTGGCCGACGACTACTACGAGAACCTGGTCACGGGCAAGACCGAGGACTGGATCAACGTCTACCTCAAGAACATGTTCGGGGCTGGCGACCTGGGCCGGCCGATCTACCGCAACACCTTCAAGCCGTCGTTCCACGTGGCCACCAAGCCGCTGAGCGCCATCATGCAGTCTGTGAATCCGCTCGTCATCGGGATGGACAACGGGCTCCAGGCTGCCGCGGCGATCGGCCAACGGGACATGCGGGGTCGCATCAACCTGCTGGCTGAGTCTTACGTGCCGGAGGACGAGACCATGGGGGTGGAGACATTCCTGCGGACTCTCCTGGTGCCCATGCTGCGCACCAAGTTCCCGACGTTCAAGCCCGAGAACATCATGTTCGAGCTGGACCCGGCGTGCTTCCAGCGATCCCAGCTGGATGAGAAAACCATCGCGCAGGCCGTGGCCGCCTACGGATACCGCGTCAACAAGGCATCGACGAACGACCCCGAGCGACGCATCCAGGCGGTTGAGCAGCTGCTGAGCCAGCAGATCGACGGCGGGGCCGGGTTCCTGATCGACGCCTCGTGCTCGCACATCATCGACACGCTCACCTGGGGGCACCGGTACAAGCGCAGCCAGTCGGGTGTGCCAAGCACCACGGCCGACAAGACACACCATAGCCACATGGGTGACGCGGTGCAGTACCTGGCGCTGCGTTTTGCCTCGCCACGGGACGATTGGGCGACCATGACCAAGAAGCGCGCGGTCGTCCGCTCGACATACCGGTACGTCTGAGGCACAATTACACTAACATGTTAGACCGGAATTAGCAATATGATCGCAACAGGAATGCCGATTCCGGCCGCTGCAAACAACAGTGCTCCCCGCGCCGCGTACAGCGTCGGCGGGATCATGCCCATCAAGACGCTCGGTCGCCTGCAGAGCGACGAGCGAGAGGCACGTCAGCGCGCAGAAGCCGCCAATGCAGCACCCGTTGTCCAACAGCTGGCCAGCCACATCCGTCGTCACTGGACGATTGCGGAGCAGGCCAAGCGCGAGGTTGAGAAACGCATGCTGCGCGCCAAGCGATCGCTGCGCGGGGAGTACGACCCGGACGTTCTTGCCAAGCTCAAGGAGCAGAGCAGCTCCGAGATTTACATGATGCTGTTCGCCTCGAAGGCGCGACAGACCAAGGCGCTGCTGGGCGACGTGCTGCTGTCGGCCGGGGACGACAAGCC